GCAGTTGCCATGTTTTACGGCAGTGAGAGCAGAGATAGCGCTGATGTCCGGCGGTGCTTTTGCCGTTACGCACCACCCCGTCAGTAGCTGAACAGGAGGGACAGCTGATAGAAACAGAAGCCACTGGAGCACCTCAAAAACACCATCATACACTAAATCAGTAAGTTGGCAGCATCACCAATGAATGGGTAAGCACGATAAACTTGGATATCGACTCGGATTGATATTAACTCGCCTGAACAATGGTGAGTCACTAGCCGTCCGGGAGTTATCTGAGGAATTTAACGTTTGCGAAAAAACTATCCGTCGTGATCTTACTCAGCGCCTGTCCTATCTTAATCTGATTCGACAAAATGGTCGCTATCGCCTGTCTGACGGTGTTCTCGGTCAACGCAGCAATGCTGATTTACGTCATTTCACGCGCATCCTGGGTATTGAAGGGCTGTTCCCTCGCTGGGATGACAGACTACTGAGTATTTTGTTAGGTAACACGAAAAACAACCCGTTTCTGATAAAACAACGTCCATACGAAAACTGCGGATCATTCATGTCAATTCTGAATGTATTATCCGATGCCATCCTGTCACAGAAGAAAGTAAATTTTAATTACAAAGATAAAGAGTTTCGGGCTGTTGAGCCATACAGACTGGTTAATGACAACGGATTGTGGTATCTCGCTGCCGCCCATGACAGTACATTAAAAAGCTTTGTTATCTCATCTGTCAAAGACGTTTGCATGAGTAATATCTCTTTCAGGATAATCCCCGAAATTAATGAAAAAATAGAAAAGACAGATGGTATCTGGTATAGCGAAGACCTTATCGAAGCTCTTATTTCAGTTTCCGCACATGTTGCTCCGTGGTTTACCCACCGTCATCTATTGCCAGGACAGGAAATAATTCATACTTCCCGGTCTGGCGATTTACTGGTGATATCACGTGTAACACACACAGATCAGATAATGCCTTTAATGAAATACTGGATACCGGATGTCGAAGTAATACAACCGGCCTCAATCCGTCAACAACTTGCTGAAGATATACAATCCGCACTGAAACGTTACACCCAGCCAAGTAACGCCCCGTAATGACACGGATAATATAATTTTCATTGAGTGCTATTTTTGTAAGCTAAAAAATGGAGTTACCATGAAAAAATGCCCGGTTCTTCTTGTTGTATCAGGGTTTCTGACCGAAAATGATATATCATGGTTTAACCGAATTAAAGCAGGGTGTGGCCTTGATGTCAGATACTATAAATGGGAATCGGCAAATCTACTATCCATATTAAGTTCTGACATAGCGAACAAGTGGGGGTTATATACTCTCTTCCCCCTGAGAACATCTCCTTTATTGTCATCAATCTCCATTCCATTTAAAGCGCGTCAGGCCTGGTATAATGCAACGAAAGCAGCAGTTAATAACAGAGAAAAATTAGCACACGTAATAAACGAGATATACGTTAAAGAAAAGCGTAATGTGATCATAATGGGTCATTCTTTAGGGACTCGATTAATAAACAATACATTACCCTATATTAAAAATGATAATATTCTCTTAACAATCTCTATGGCCGGAGCCACCCCAATAACAAGTTATACAGAGAACATAATGAAAATGGCTTACGGTTCAAAAATGGGGCATTTAAATATCTACAGTGAACATGATAAAGTACTTAACACGATATACCCTCTCGTAGAGTCAGTAACGCCAATTGGGGTTCGGGAGGTGAGATTCAGACCTGCTCGGATAATCAACTGGAAGTGGAATATTGGTCACACTGAATATATTACTTCAAACAGGATTGATTCATTAACACACTGGTTAAATGTTACCTGTGCCGATTTAGCTGATCCAGCCCTAGAAATCACTGACGACGACATGAAATCATTTCATGATATTATTAATCTTGCAAATTCAACACATCATAAAAACACTGTCGCACCTAAATTAATATCATTTGAGTAGTTAAAAAAAGGTTGCATTATAACGGGAGTATATATTTACTCCCGTTAATTTTCATATTTTATAGTATTGATATGGATTCGATTAAAAATTTCGTCTAACTCGTTCCCTTATCAAACTTGCCAGCCTTACCCTTCCAGGTGAAATAGTTTCCGTTACAGTTTCAACTCTCAACAAATCACGCTGTCCGGTTCGGCGACTGACCGCGAAACGCTGACATATATCATTAACCGATACCGTATTACCGGTATACAGTTGAAGTAATATCCAGCACAGCCTTTCTGCGATCCTTTCACCGCGAGTTTTATACATCTGTAAAACCTTCAGTTATCGTCAACGATGACATAGCCCACCTCAAAACCCACATAACTAACTGTATTCATGAACATTTATTACCGGTGTAATACTGTAGTTGGGGTAATGGATTAACCGTTATCACCCTGCTACAGGAGAATGCTCCATAGGGGGCAAAAACCACGAGGGATCTGAGATCCCCCGTGTCTGCACTTGTTTATGCGAACAGCTAGGAAAAAGAGACATCATCTCCATGCTGTGATGCACGCCACATGCAGTAGATTACAAAGCCGCCCGCTTTCTTCCTGTTCATAACGGGTCAACAACTTTCCACAGTTACCGTTACCCGGTAAATCCCCATAGAGAGATACTCCATAAAATTACGCTCCCACAGGGACCAGAGTTCATTCCTCTCTGCTGCCAGTGAAATATCCCCAATCAGATAATGGAAGACATAATTCCCCGACCAGCAAAAATCAATTTCTTTTTCCAGCTCAGGGTAGACACGCCCCATATAACTAAAATCTGTGACATAATCAAAATACCATTCATTATTCTTACGGATAAACCGTATTTCAACGGGATGAAAGCCCCCGGATTCTGCACTGTAGTCCGGATCACGGAAATTAATAACCACTGCCTCAGTTATTTTTTGTAAAACCTGATTTGCCAGAAGAGTAGTAATATGCTGCTGAAATTCTTTAGTAACAGGCAGAGTTAATCCTGCCTGTTTTAAGGCATATTGGGTTTGCATAATAAATTTTCCTTTAGAAAGTAAATAGTGGTGTGTGGTGATTTCTGGTTGTATAACAGTGCAGGAAATAAATTAATCCTCTGTAATCTTTTCCTGGCTACTGATCGTATTAAGTTTATTCAACCGCTCCCTCCAGTCCGGGTATAATACATGAGTAAATAACTTCTCTGGATGTGCCTCCAGCAGACATATATCCGGGGAGCGTAAAACAGCAGCCAGAAAACCTGCATTGTTGGCGCTTGCCCCTTTGAATAGCGGCCTGAATACTCCGGATGAGAAGCCGGTAGCAGGTTGTGTTTCCAGAACAGTTGCAATCTTTGAAAGTGAGATCCAGTCCTTAGAGAACAACCCTCCACAGCCATTTGCCACCAGACGAAGATAAAGTTCATTATCCACCTCTGATATCGCCAGTTGCCATGTCAGCATACCACTTGCCTTAGGACTGATTTTTTCTGCCTGGCCTGTTTCAATGAGCAACTGATAGTCTTTTACATCAGATAATGTTTGTTCATCTGCACTGAGATTTTCATGAATAACCTCTGCCTCATTTTTAATCTCCTTCGAAACTGACTCAACATTATTTTTAACTAATTTTGATTTACTCATTTTGCGTTCCTGGTTTTGCTTGTGTTTAATAGCGTGATTCGGCCATAGAAATTAATAAATCAATACCCTTCAGAGGGCAATCGGGGTGAAATAACAGATAAATACCGTTCCCGTTATCTTCCGTAACAGAAAGCATCAGGTAATAGTCATCTGTCAGACGGACTACAAATTCTGGATTTGCAATTAACTGATGAATCACATTTAATACCTGCGCTTTAATATCTTCAGGTACATCATCGGGCTCGACATATATTAATGTCACCCCGACTTCATCCCAGAAACTCATTGCAGAGTATTCATCTTCAAATGGGAGTACCAGCTCTGTTTTCAACAGACTCATTACTGACTCCGGAAGAAGGAGCGACGGCAGGTCTTGCCAGTTCGAGACAAATTTCATTGAATAATCCTCATAAACAAAAAACCCGATACGATTAACGTATCGAGGTTTTTATACATCCGCATAACTATTATTTACAGTTATTGGTTTTCTATTTAAATTCTTTCATAATATCCACAGTCCATACAGATAAGCACTGGAGCATTATTCCTTTCACACTGTTCAAGGAATCCAAATAGTTTTTTAATAGCCTTAATAATTTCTTTCAGTATTTCAGGTAAAAACTCCAGGCTAATATACCCAGAGTGTTTATTATCGGTTATCGATGGCAGTTTTCCTGCTGAACTTATCAATGTATTACAACTGCCACACTGTGGGCATTTTAAATGCATCCTCATTCTCCATATTTATAGTTTGCTAAAAAGTAGTCACATCTGCTTCGTAGCCGCAGTATTCAGAAGCAGGTCAGTCACTCCCTGCCCTGTCTGACGCATACGTTCCGGTGTTAATTTCGCGTAACGTTCTGTACTCTGAATACTGGCATGCGCCAGTTGGGCTTTAACGTCATACAGGCTGAATTGACCACTCGAAACCAGTAAAGAGGCAACAGAATGACGTGTGGTGTGAAAACAGACTTCATTCTTGTCTATACCGCACTGTGCCAGTATTTTTTCATATGCCCATCGGGGTTCCGATATCGGTTTGCCATTATCCTTAATGGCGAACAGATACGGATTACTGCCAACTCGTGGGATAGCATCAATAATCGATAATGCGGCATCGCTTAGATATACCGTCCGACTGCGACCATTTTTTGTATAAGGAATGAACAGAGTACGATTGGCCCGGTCGATATGTTCATGCCTGACATTAAGCATTTCTGTTTTGCGTGTACCGGTTAACAACAACATGGCTATCAATCCCCCGGCAGCTTTGTTGGGATATTGGGTAGCAGCGTCAAGAATGCGCCTGATCTCATCAGCATCAAAAAAGCGCGTCCGCTGATTATTCTCTTTCAGTAAAGGGATCTTATCGGCTTCATTCTTTTCCAGCACATCCTGTCGCAACGCATAACGCCCCATCGTTTTCAGAATAGCAAGGGCTCTGTTACAGGTAGACGGCGCATATTGCTGCCCGTGAATACGACCCTCAAGCATGTCGAAAAGCACCTGCTGGATTTCCCGGGCCCGAAGGTCACAGTAACGTATCTTCCCCAGACAAGGTTCAATGTATTGCGTGAAACGCTGAACATCCTTATCCCAGGACTTTTTATGGCGTTTGATGAACGGAACATAGGTCTGGTGAAAAAACTCACTAAGCGTTGGCATAGCACGATAATTATCGCGTTCTGCCTTAGGGTCATTTCCCAGTGCAATCGCCTCCTTGTGACGACGAGCTATCTGACGGGCTGTCCCCACATCAATTTCAGGGAATCTGCCAATACTGATACTTTTTTTGGTACCGTGGAATGTGTAGCGCAGGAGGAAACGTTTGTTACCCGTTCGACCTGAGAGGCATTTGAGGCCAATGACCTCAGTATCGGATACCTCAAGCTCTGTAGATCGGGTATCTGTGTTTGCCGGAAGGGCTTTGATGGATGAATTGGTGAATCGGAAGGATTTTTGCATATTTATCCTCATATATCTGATTGATATCATGAAAATAATATATATCTGAAGGTGTTTTTATTACGGGGCAGGATTGAAGAATGGAAAGGCTATTAGACGCGTACAAACGGATATTACAGGAAGTTGACGCCCAGTCATTTAACCTGAATGAAGATAAATACTCAGGCGTCTTTTTACCCGTGCCGTTTGAAGAATACTGGCATTCACCGGTAAAAATCATGCTGGTTAGACGTGAAACCGCAGGCTGGAATACGCTGAATGGTAAGAATACGATATCACGGGTGTTGGGACTTATGCCTGACGTCACCATCGGGCAGGTGGTTGAAGAAGCTGTAGATCGTTACAGGAAACATCTTCCGGTACAAAATGATGGCACCACCAACCTCAAATCACGTAGCCGCTTCACGCAATATCATTTCAGGCTGGCCCGGGAGCTTAATATTCCTCCTCAGGCTATCGTGTATGCCAATCTACTGGCGTGGGATTACGACGGACTGACCCCTCTCAATCGCCCTCAAAATGAAGTGCAGGAAGTCATATTAGCCTCGCTGAAGCTGCTGGCGGTACAAATTAAACACCTTGAGCCTGATTTCATGATCTTTGCATCCGGAGCCCGGAGAACAGACTACATCATTAAACAGGTGCTTACTGAGCTGGGCGGTTATGAGACTTCTTCAGTCATTCCGGGGAAGCTGTGGGAGTTCAAAACAGGTAATACAATCTGTTTCAGAATTGCCCATCCAAGGGCTATGCGCGGACACCAGAAGTACAGAGATGAGGTGATTGCACGAATTAAGCAACTTTGTACTAAGGGCGGCCAGAGCATTACAACTTGCTCAGCAGGCCACCCTTCCCGGAAGAGTACCGGAAAACAGGCAAAGCGGCCTGGTTCTCTATGCTGGAGGCGACACGTTCGATTCGGCATTGCCAGGCTGGAGATTGCGGCTCATTGCACCCCGTGAGCACAGGATATGCACAGGGCGTGAATTTCAGGCACAAAAAAACCACCCGTAGGTGGTTTCACGACACTGCTTATTGCTTTGATTATTCTTGTCTTTCCCATGGTACCCGGAGCGGGACTTGAACCCGCACAGCGCGAACGCCGAGGGATTTTAAAAACTATCAACCACCATTTATAAATCATAACCTTATGATTTTATTAACTTTGAAAATGGCTCTATACAACGCCATTTGAATCTATTGTCACTTTTTATCGCCACTTTTTACCCTCTATTGTCAAAAGGGTTCAATTCAACAGCAGCCTCTAAATGACCTGGAGCAAAATGCGCATAACGCATAGTCATTTTTATATCGCTATGCCCCAGTATTTTTTGCAACACAAGAATATTTCCGCCCCGCATCATAAAATGACTGGCAAACGTGTGACGTAGCACATGAGTTAATTGCCCATCAGGAAGCTCGATCTTCGCTCTCTTAATTGCAGCGTCAAAAGCCTCATAACATGGTGAAAATAGCGCTCCTCGTTTTTTGGGAAGCATAGCCTGCAATTGAGGTGAAATCGGTACAGTGCGGTTCTTCTTTCCTTTAGTTTTAACAAATGTGATTCGACCGGGCAGTACTTGAGATTGCTTTAACCCTTCTGCTTCACTCCACCGAGCACCAGTCGCAAGCCCAATACGGACAACAACCCCCAAATCTTTATTCCGTGACTCATCACACGCAATCAGAAGGCGTTCAATCTCATCTACATACAGAAACGCCAGTTCCTTTTCTTCCTCACGAAACTTGCGAATACCAGTCAGGGGGTTTTCACCAGACCACTCCCCAAGGCGCTTCAGTTCGGCAAAAACAGCATGTAGATATGACTGCTCGCGATTAACGGTTGCTTCACTAAGTTTTTTCTTCCCCTTGGGATTCCACTCTCCTGATAACCTTCTTTCCCGATAAGTGGCAAACATATTTTTGTCAAACTGAGAAGCAAATGGATCTCCCAGCCTGGAACAAATCGCCTCAAGTTTGACTTTGCGCTCTGCACCAGAGGACAAGGTTTTACCGTACATCTCAAACCAACGAGCAATCAACTCAGAAAGACGAGGACCAGAACCATCTTGAAACTCGTCTCCAACTCTACTATTCATTAAACGGCGCTCATAAGAGAGCGCCTCACTTTTTGTCGCAAACTGTTTACGAATGCGTTTTCCCGATGCCCCGTAGGGATAACATTCGCAAAGCCATTTACCTGATGGAATCTTACGAACCGACATTTTAGTTACTTATCACATAAATCAAATGCAGCCTTAGTGACATCCCCCAGGCTCTTTTTTAACCCTGGGGCGGCATCATTATCTAGCCAAAATGGATTATTGTTATCTAACGGTAACGCACCAAATGTTTTACCTTTTATTCGAGCCAAACCTGTAAGTGCATATAACTTATTATCGTCAAAATTCATCACATAAGGATTACCATCAAGACACTGTAATTGAACCTCATCAGTATTAAATGGCCATACCCCATTGAAACTCTCACGTTCAATAGTTTTAAAAGGCATTGCGACGGCGGAAAAAGAAAACATAGATAAAAAAGTAACTAATAGTTGAACCTTTTTTACTTTCATATCATTACCTCAATTTAGCTCAAGTAAGATTACAAATTAAAAAACGCCCTAGAAATGACACCGCCTACCAAAACCCCTACGCAGATAAAGAATATTATTTCTTTTGGATAAAGTCGGATTAATTCTGAAGCACGAAGTCGGACTTCTGGTAAGGTCGAACTCTCTGTGTGGCTTGATGCCGATTGTTGCTCTAACCACGACAATGCAGACTGTAACTGAGAACGAGTAAGATCGTTTAAACGTCCTGTACCGAAATTGATATGGCAATACCGCAGAAGTTTTTGTCGAAGTCCACAGTCTTCACTGTTACGTAGTAATAAACTTACAAGAGCCTTACAGGCATCATGATCTTTACATCGCTCAAGCATTGCATGCAGAAAACTCTCCGCTGTTTTATATTGATTTACTGTCATATCATCAATACCAGCTACACCAATCTCCGCATGTACTTTTTGCCAAATAATAAACGCTTCAGTATTGCTAGCTTCTGCAATAGCAGCAACCAAGCTATTTAGCTCCTTACGCTGAGCCTTAAGCAAAGGGCGATCGTCATCATCATTATTCGAAGGGATTGCGATATTGACGGTATGAGAACCATCATATCGCTCTATCTGAATATTCTTTTCGTGAAAATCACGCCCAGCAACGCGATTGTTTGAACCGTTTGAGTTGACGGCCATGTCACCTCCCTACTATCACCTACCCTTAGTTTCGTTATAGTCACGACCAGCGATACGGTTATTACCACCAGAAATATTTAACTCACGTCCTGATGGCTGAGTTTCCTTTTCACTGATCGCACCTTTTAAAGCCCCAATCACCGCGTTTTTCACATCTAACGAAGCTGCTCGAAAGCGAGTAATCAACTCCTGCTCATCATCGTTATAAGTTTCAGGTGAGTGAATTCCCAACACAACATACTGAACATCAAGGCCAAAACGAGACAGCGCTGCCAAATACGCAGCATCAGGAAAGCTATCTCCTTTCTCATATCTAAGCTGAGTTAGCTTTTTGACTCCACCAATGTCGCTCATGGCAACTTGACTAAGTCCCAATCTTTCCCTTTCCTCACGCAACCGCTGACCAATATCATTTTTCATACAAAAAACCTTGACAGGTATCTTTTTTGATACCAAATGATTTCACGAGCTATTAGATGATCACAATATACCACTATGAAACAAGTTCTTCACGATACCAGATCACGCATTCCGCGTAACACCGCCACAGGTCCAAGACTGGCACTTCGGCTGTCCCTCGAGGAGCGAGCCGTCATTGATGAAATGGCAGCTAAAGAACAACGCTCATCCTCTAACATGGCGCGCATGATCTTCCTTCGCGGCCTAGAGCTAACCCAGAAAGAACAAAACAAATCTTCCTGATCAGGAGGCTAGTGGGATGTCAGGTATAACCATCAATATCAATGTGAATGCCCCCTATGTATCCCTGCAGAAATATGCAGAGATAACAGGTATCCCTCTTAATACATGCAAAAAGATGTTGGCTGACGGTCGAATTATTATCCGCCCCAAACGCGCCAAAATGGAAAAGCCTGAAGTAAACCTTGTGGCGATGTTAAAAGACGCTTTGGCTAACAGCTAAAACAATGAACAGAGCACCATCATGAAAAAAAACGCTAATAATCCATACTCCAAATTTCGTAATAGCGTAGAACGCCATGTACACCACGTCGCTACCAGTGCATCACGTAGTAACAGTCGCTATAACCTGAACGAGACGCACGCAACACCGGATGGCCACGCTGTAAAACAAATCGGCGAGCATGCCTGGCTGATTGAGAAAGCTGGAATCGTGATCCACAAATGCCCACGCAATCCGTTTACCGGAAACCGCATTTTTGCATTGAACTGCGGCGACAATCACTTCGGGCAGGATTTCACATTATACGAAGCACTTCGCACGGTTGATCGTCTGCTTCGCGGGCAAAGTTTTATTAAACAGGCTGATTTATAACAGGTGCTTTATGACCAAAGAGCATGCACAAGGTGTATTTATCCGTTTTATTGATTTTCGCGGTGAACTGTTATTACGCGCATCAGCCATTGACGGAGTTGTTCCATCCGAAAAAAACGCAACTACTTACGTTTATCTGAACGGTACGCGCCTGACTGTGGAGCTTCCGTACCAGACCGTACGAGAAATCATTAGCGAAGCTGAAAAGGCACGTCAGGTTAATGGCGATGAACCCTATATCGAAATTATTTGTATGGATTCAGAAGCTGAAATTCAGAAAGCAGATTAAAGGGCGTTGCGATGGGCAAAGAATATAAAACTCTCATTAACAAAGCACTTGAACGATTTTATTTTCGCTTAAGTGCATCAGGCGCTCATGCTGAACATGCAGCCCGTGACTCATTGACCAGGGCAATCCGGAGTTTGTATGACGTTGCTTTTTACGCTGATGATCTGGATGCACTTAACGAACTTTCCGAGCTGATCTGTGCCGCAGAATGCGGGGAACACATTGAACCGTATAAGCTGGGGAATATCGCATGAGTATATTTATCTCATGGCTTGTTCTGATTATTTCGGTGGCCTGCGCCATTGGGATTATGCGAATTATTCATTCAGTAAAAAAGATTGAACGCTTTTTTACTGACAAATAACAGCTTAAACAAAACACCAGATTAAACCCGAAAACCTGAAAACTATCCGCATTCGCGGAGGTATTCGCACACGTAAATAACGGAGATATAAAATGAACGCAAAAGAAAAAAATATTATCAATACATTAAAAATAGTGTCAGCAGAGCAAGACAAGCTGTCCAGGGCAGCCCAGAAAGATAATCAACATATGGCAGCGCTTTACGCACTGACCATCGCAATAGCCGCCTCTGAAGCAGCCAAAGTTATTGAGGAACAGAGCAAAGAAATCGACACTCTTAAAACACAGTCAACAGTTGCAGCCATGAATCCGTCCAGCATTGGACGCTGCATTTTATATTCTTGGTTCAGCAATGATGCTGCAATACACCATTATTGCCGAACTGCACGGCAAATACCTGATAACGCCTTACCACACAAAAGAGTCAGAGCTTCTGACAAATCTCCGCCTGATAGAACGCTCTCAAGCTGTATTCATTGATGACGCGCAATGTGCCGTATTTAACGCATAGGGTTACTGGACAAAGGGGGCGCAATGGCAATTAAGCATTTTCCCGTCGTTCGCTTTACCTCCAGAGGGCGCGAATACGAGGTCGACGAACGCCTGATTACCACTATCGACAAACATCGTTCGGAAAAGGATGCACACCACATCTACCTCACTGACGGCACTTACTTCTGCGCCACCAACGTGGCGCGGGTGAATCTTATCCGACAGGTACAGGAGCCACGCAGATGACCATTCTGGACTACATCGCTACTCATCCGGGGTGTAGCGGCGGAGAGATCGCCGCAGCACTGAATACCCCAACCACAGCCATTAATGCTGAGTTACGCCGACTTTGGCGCGGCGGCTTAGTCATCAGAACAAACCGCAGCACAGGTGGTCGCGCTCGCAAAACAGGAGGCCAGGCTTCTTACCACGTAAACCCGATGCTGTTCGGGTGTAGCAATCCACTTACTCACATGTTTAACCAGCTACTGAAGGAAGCCAGAGCATGAGCACCATCAACCACCAGAAGCTACACGAACTGGCATTTGCCCTGCAACGAATGGCAACGCCTCAAAAATTACTGGCATTTCGCGCAATGCTCTCGCCGTCTGCTGTGCTGGCACTGCTGGATCAGCTGGAGCACGCCAGAACCACGGCTCCTGCCATTCGCCTCACGCTCCATCATGAAATCGCTGATTTCTGCGCAACGCTGGGGGCACCTGGCGAACCGGAAACGCCGGAAGCAATGCAGCAAGAGCTGCTGCAACGCATCGATAACGTTTTTGATTTTTTTCTGAACCAGTAAGAAACCAGAACATGCACACACAAAAAAACCGCTTGCCATGCCTCAATCGGTCAGGTTACATTTCCGCTGCAGCTCATAAAACGGGTGCCGGGATTCTCAACCCGATACAGAGCAAAGCGCATAACCGCGCAAGCGGTTTTTTTGTGCGCACTGTATTGCCACGTCTTTTTCGCGTCAGAATTATGGCGGGGCGTACGGGGCCGACTTCGGTCGGGCCGGATTCTTTGCTCTCCGGTGTTGAGAACCCTGTACGTCTCGCCACCCCGAGATTCTCAACTCTGGATGGTGAGTTATTTCTATCACCGAGCAAAGAGGCCACACCATGGCAGACCGCAAACAGCACCGCACTATCGCGGAGCGTCGTCACATCCAGACTGAAATCAACCACAGACTTTCCCGCGCATCACGCGTCGCGCAAATCATGCACATCAATATGCTGCATGAGCGCAGCCACGCACTATCAAACATTTATTCCGCCTCTGTTTTCAGCTATCTGGCGGATGATCTGCACGAGCTTCAACAGCTCATCCAGCAGCAAAACAAACTCCATTAATTCCTGTTCCGGGCCTTTCCTGCACCTTGCGGCGGGAGGCCTTCGCACATCTGTAACAAGAGGATTGCCGCAATGATTCTCGCCAACGACTTTCTTGAATACCTGCTCAACACAGAACGAGATCTTGCCGCTCGCGTGCGTGATCGTTATGACATGTACCTGAAATCCCTGCCTGTACCGCAGCTCGCTGACGGAAAGATTGTTATTGATGGTCGCTACATGATTGACAGCCACGAGGGAAATTACAGGCTTTACCGCATTGAAGGTGGCACCCCGTCCGTTATTGGCATTTACCAGCGCCCATCCTCTGCAATCGTCGATGTGATTGCCGACAGCATCCGCATCACACATCGCCATGCCGACACAGAAGACACCGTGCTGGAAATTCAGCGGCTGGCTACAGTCTGCCGCGACACCCTGAATGGCATGACGAAGTAAATCACTATGACGGCAGAGTACATCAGGGACTGGCAACAACCGCGCCACGCAGTGGGGCGTGAAGGAACGGGGATCCCCGCTCCTGAATCCGCGCTTTCCTCCTGGCTGGATGCCTACCGGGCAGAGAACGAGCGCCGCCAGGAAATGGCTGATGCGGCGTTCTCCGCCACGCCGCTGGGCAACCTGATTAATAAAAGCCTGGACGCACAGGAAAAACAGGACAAAACCATCACACTGGCAGGAGACGCCAGAAAACAGGCACGTGGCGCGGTGGATGAAGCCATGGCCTCGCTGCGCCTGCTGCCGTCCTATCTGCGCGATCCGCTTATTCGCCACCTCTCCTTCCTGCGCAAAAAACAGGAAGCCGATCGCCGGAAAGGCAACAAGAGCTGGCAGGCTGAACGCTACGCGTGCGGAACCCTGCGCAAAATATTCGAACGTCTGGACCGCACCGACCACCGCTGGCTGACACCGGGTTATCGCTCCCTTGCCGGACGCGAACGCCTGGATGATTTGCTTTACCTGCCGCAGCTCAACAAACACCAGATACAGACGCTGGCCACCATGACGGCGGCGATGTTCAGCAGCACCTTCGAAAAACTCTGCGATGGCTTTGGCGCGACTGATGGCGAGCTGACCATGGATGTAACGCTGAAGGCTTATCAGATGCTGGCCCGCATGGCGTTACACCTGCACGCCATGCCTCCACATTATGACGCACTGACAACAGACAAAGACCGGAGGAACGAACCGGACACGGAGCTGCTGCCGGGCGCAATCCTTCGCCTGACCTGTGCGGAATGGTGGAAACGCAAACTGTGGCTGTTACGTTGTGAGTGGCGGGAAGAACAACTCCGCGCCGCCTGTCTGGTTTCCAGAAAAACATCCCCCTATCTGAGCCAGGACGCGTTAAGCGAGTTTCGCGCACAGCGCGAGAAAACACGCGATTTCCTGAAAAGTTTCATGCTGGAAAATGAAGACGGGTTCACGATTGATCTCGAGACGGTGTATTACGCGGGAGTAAGTAACCCGGTTCACCGTAAGGCAGAAATGATGGCCACCATGAAGGGACTGGAACTTCTGGCCGAAGCCCGTGGCGACAGAGCGGTGTTTCTGACCGTCACCTGCCCGTCAAAATACCACGCAACAACGGAGAACGGTCATCCGAACCCCAAATGGAACGGGGCCACCATGCGCGACTCCAGCGATTACCTGGTTAACACGTTTTTTGCGGCGGTCCGCAAAAAACTGAACCGCGACGGCCTGCGCTGGTATGGCATCCGCACGGTGGAGCCTCACCATGACGGCACTGTGCACTGGCATATGATGGTCTTTGCACATCCGGACGAGATTGAAACCATCGTGTCCCACGTCTGCGATATTGCCATTCAGGAGGACCGCCACGAGCTGGGCGATGACATAACTCCGCGTTTTAAGGCGGAGTATGTCGACGGCTCAAAAGGCACACCAACCAGCTACATCGCCACCTACATCGGAAAGAACCTGGACAGCCGCGCCGTGGATGGCATCGACCCGAAAACGGGCAAGCCACGCGTTGACCACGAAACCGGAAAATCAATGGCCGAGAGCGTGGAGCGCGCCATCGGCTGGGCGCGCCTTCACCGGGTCCGTCAGTTCCAGTTCTTTGGCATCCCCTCCCGTCAGGTGTGGCGTGAACTGCGCCGCCTTGCCAGCCAGATGGCACGCAATCCGGAAGGCCCGCAACGGCTGAAAGATGATGCAATGGATGCGGTACTCGCTGCCGCCGATGCCGGGTGTTTTGCCACCTACATTGAAAAACAGGGTGGCGTGCTTGTTCCACGCAAGGACTACCTGATTCGCACCGCCTACGACCTCGCAGATGAGCTGAACGATTACGGCGAACAGAGCGTACAGATTTACGGGATCTGGTCACCACTCATCGGGGAATCCTCCCGTGTGTGCACGCATCCGGATAACTGGAAGCTGGTAAGACGTAAACCAGAACCGGAAGACAACGCCCACGAAAATGGTTTTGACCTTCAGGGCGGCCCTGCCGCCCCTTGGACTCGTGGCAATAACTGTCCCCGTGTACAGGAAACGGACAACAACGGGACAGAACAGCCGGAAGAACGGCCAGCACTGTGGCCGCAGCTTCCTGACGGCGTTGATGTGGATGACTGGATGCGCTCACTGAAACGGCACGAACGCCGGGCGCTGATGCGTTCGCTGCGTGACAAACAGGCAAAAAACAGCAGTGATGAAATGCAGAGCTGGACACAGAGCCGCAAACAGCAGCGGCCTTTGCCTGATAACCACGAATTACTCGCTAAAGAATGGCGGGAATCTGCCGAATCTCTCGGCCTGCATATCGGTGAACAGCAGATGCAGCACCTGTTACGGGGCGGCAGCCTGTACGTTGACGGCAGCATCATTGCACCGCAGGGATTTGAAATTGTACGCAAACCGGATACCCGCCCGGACAGCCGAATCACGCAGCTCTGGCAGCGCCTGAGCCGTAATCACGGCGTAAGCAGCACGGAGATCCGCCATAACCCGGTCGCCGGCTATCTGGAACAACTAAGGGCATCAGACCATGAAGCCGCCGCACGCCTGGCATCCACACTTCAGCAAGACCAGAACACCATGAAAACACCCGTTACCGTACTTTCTGACATGCTGCGCGCCATCCGCGACGCAGAGCACGCACAGAGAATCAGTGAAACAACTGAACGCGCCCACCGCAAAGCAGACCTGCTGCGGGGTGGCCTGACCAGTGGAAACAAAAAACAGACAGAAACGGGATTCACAAATCCCGTAAATGAGCAAAAAACGCGCCGCGATATATGAAGCGCGCATAAAACAGGCAAAAACGGGATTTCAGAATCCCGTAAACGATTAATTAATCAACATAAGGAAAAGCGACATGAAAATTTGTATCGACGACGGCTCCACCAACATCAAGCTGGCATGTCGCCGTTGCCACTGCTGCCGTTTGCGTCATACCCAATCCATACCGGACGATTCCCCATCGGGCGGGGAGCAAAAGGTTTCCAGTCTTTCCAGTCGTCGTATCCGTCAACACCGCAGCCAATCAGGATATTCAGGTTAAATGCCGATTCCCCTTCGCGGACAAACTCACACATATAGAGATTGAGGAACTCGTCTTCGGTGTTTTCATCACGAATTTCGTCGATATCGGTGTGTTTCCAGCCGTGATTAACCACATCTTCCAGCGTGACAATTTGCCGCCAAGTCCGGTCAGGGCAGATAAGCCCGTTATGCAGCGTTTTCCAGTCCACAGAAAAACGCTGGCGTTTATGCGAGGCCTTTTTCTCGTTCCAGCGGTCGCCGTTCCAGTAGGCGTACGCCTCGTGCGTTTCGGTGGATGGCGTGGAGAAGTAGGTGCGCCGCAGTCCGCTGAGGGTTGCCATAGCGCCAGCCACCTTGCGCAGTTCAGCAAAGCGACTGACCCAGAAAAATTCATCAAAATAAAAATTGCCCGTATAGGACTGTGCCGACGCAGCAGAAGTGCCGAGAAAATGCAGCTCTGCGCCGTTGGAGAGGATGATTTTATCGCCCCCTTTCAGCTCCACATCAACTTCAGCCGCGACCTTCTGAATAATGCTTTTAAACTGGAACGCCTGACGACGCGACGCAGACAAAAAAATCTGGTTACGCTGGTAAGGTTGCGCCACATCGTCACGCAGCGCCATCAGCAGAGCTTCCTGTGCAAAATACCAGGTCGCCCCAATCTGTCGGGATTTCAGGATCATCCTGTTACGTATCCCGGCTTCCCTGCAAAGTGTCAGGGAGTCAAACCAGCCCCGCTGATGCCACTCCAGCCTGCTGATGATTTTTTCCCGCAGTGCGGCAATCTGTTCCGGCGTGAAATGATTTTTAAGTTTTTTCGCCCGGCCTTTCTTTCCTGCGGCCATCACATCCGGCTGGCCATCATGCAGCTTTTTAAGCTGCCGGGTCAGCAGGTCTATTTCCTTAAAGTCACCGCCTGTTTTATTCTGTTTTTCAGTAAGCTGGATGAGGCGCGCATCGATGGACTGCGTGACACGCTGCACGGGGGGCGTTTCATCCCACTGGTCGCGTTTTTTCCACGCATAAATCGTGTTCGGGTTTATTCCCATCAGACGTGATATTTCTGCGGGCGGATAACCCTGCCAGTAAAGTTGCCGCGCACGCTGGCGCACAAAAGCGTCCTGAATCATTGCTCCCCCTGAGTAATTACAGGAAGATTACCCGCGCGCGAAACCGTTCTCCTTAACCCCCTGTTCTGGCCGTTTTCTTACAACAAAAGCCCTTTGTATCAGCCTGTTACGCTTTGCCATCATGACTGAAGAACCAGTCAGAGGGGCAAAAACTATGGCTAATGAAAAAAAGACATCCCGCAAAAAGTTTCGCGTGGCTGTCTCCGGATCAACTGTTGATGGCCGCGAAATCAGCCCGGTACATCTGCGTGAAGCCGCCGAGAACTTCAACCCGGATGTTTACGCTGCCCGCGTGAACGTTGAGCACTATCTCTCGCCATGCCCGTCAAGCGAATTTTCCGCAATGGGCGATGTCACCGCGCTGAGTACGGAAGATATTACGGAAGGCCCGCTGGCCGGACGTACTGCGCTGTATGCAGAAATCGAACCGACCGAGCGCATGAAGCAGCTTGTCGCTGACGGCAAGAAAATCTATTCCAGTATCGAACTGCACCCGCAGTTCTCCGTTAACGGGCGCGCCTATCTGGTCGGGCTGGCGATGACCGACACCCCGGCAAGCCTGGGCACTGAGCGCCTGAAATTCACGGCACAGCAACGTCAGGCGGTGATGACGTTCAACAGTATCCAGGGTGAAGCGCCGCTTATCTCCGAAGCCATTGAGTCTGAAATCATCGAAATGGCAGAACAACGCCAGGAAGAAGGCACCCAGTGGTTTAACCGCGTAATGGGGATTATTGGCCGTGGCCGCAAAGCGGATGACGCCAGTTTTTCCCGTATTCAGGAAGCGGTGGAAGGCGTCGCAACGTCACAGGCCGACATTATCGACCGTTTTAATGTGCTGGAAGCCCGCCATAAGCAGGACCGTCAGAAAATCACGTCACTGACCACAGAGCTGACAGCACTGAAGGAAAAACTGCGCACGCAGGACGGCGATCCACAGAACCGGTTCACCGCAACGGGCGCAGCCTCCGATCAGCTGGCTGACTTCTGATAAGACAAAGGAGCAAATTTTTTATGAATCTGGTGATGTCAGATAATGCCCGTAACAAGCTGGGCTGCTACATGACGCAGCAGGCGTCGCTTAACAATATCCCGGTTTCTGCGCTGGTATCGCGATTTACCGTCAATCCATCGGTACAACAGCGTTTTGAAAACGCTTCAAAGGAAAGTACCGAATTTACGAAAAGAATTAATGTAATCGGTGTAACTGACCAGAAAGGCGAAAAAGTTCTCCTGGACACCACCGGGCCGATTGCGCGCACGAATACCAGTTATGACGGCACAGATCGCCGTAACCGCCATGATAATTGGCAGCCTGTGGAGTGATGCCAGTCCGGCCCCCGGCAAAAGCCTGAAAGAAATCGTGATCAGCGCGCCGGACGGCGCGGTGTTCCGCTACGACGCGGACGCTGGCGCACTGAGCGCCAGCGGCATGAAAACGGCCACTTTACAGGCATCCGTCAGCGTGAAACTGGATACGCCCGTCGTGGAATGCACAAACCTTCTGAGAACGGCGACGCTTGACGTCACAAAAGGAGGAAAGATGAGCGGCAATATCACGCACAGCGGCGGCAACTTCACCTCAAACGGCATTACAGTGCATACGCATAAACACGGTGGCGTGAAAGGCGGCAGCGATTCGACAGGAGGCCCACAGTGACAACCCGCTACACAGGAATGAACCCGGACGGAACGGGAAACCTGAACGATATGGAGCACCTGAAACAGTCAGTCAGGGACATCCTGACCACCCCGCTGGCAAGCCGGGTTATGCGACGGGAATATGGCAGCCTTGTGCCTGATTTGATTGACGAACCCATGAATAACACCACGCGTCTGCAATGCATGAGTGCTGCCGTGATTGCGCTGACACGATGGGAACCCCGCATTGCCCTGGATGCCATTGACGTTGTCTGGAAAGCGGGAGGCCGCGCCGGGGTGACGCTGTCGGGCACTGTCATGCAGACCATGCAGAATGTTGAGTTAACCATCACGCTGAGGGAGTAAATCATGCCCGCCGTTGACCTTTCCCAGTTACCAGAACCCGCCATCATCGCGGAGCCTGACTTTGAAGCAATTCTGGCTGACACAAAGGCCATGATGATTGCAGCTTATCCCGCCGAACAGCGTGAAGCCGTTTCCGCTGCGCTGGAGCTGGAATCGGAACCCCTGAACGTTATCGCCCAGACAACAGCGTTTCGTGAAATGCTGTTACGCCAGCGGGTCAATGAGGGTGCACGCGCCTGCATGTTAAGCCACAGCGCCGGGACAGACCTGGACAACCTCGCGGGCAATATGAACACAAAGCGCCTGGTTATCACTCCGGCAACGGATACCACCGACGCGGTGATGGAGAGCGACACCTCGCTGAGACTGCGGGCGCAGCGGGCGTACGACGGCCTGAGTGTTGCTGGCCCGTCAGGTGCATACGAGTATTTTGCACGCAGCGCCAGCGGTCTGGTGCGTGATGCGCGGGCCATCAGCCCGTCTCCGGCCTGTGTGACGGTTTCCATCCTGTCCACTGAAGGCGACGGCACAGCAACGGAGGCGTTGCTTAATACCGTTCGTGCCGTTCTGAATGCAGAGGATACCCGCCCGGTGGCCGACCGCCTGACCGTACAGAGCGCCAGAATCGTGACATGGCGGCTGAATGCAAAACTGTACTTTTATCCCGGCCCGGAATCCGAACCTATTCTGGCTGCGGCTGAATCGTCGTTCAGGAAGTGGCTGGCTGAGCAGGGGCTTATCGGTCAGGACGTGGCGTTGTCCGCCATTGCTGCCGCACTGCATGTGCACGGTGTGCAACGCGTGGAGATAATCGAACCCACACAGAATATGGCCATCAGCGACATACAGGCGGCGCGCTGTGAGTCATTCACCATCAGCGAAGGTGGGCGTAATGAGTAATTCACTGTTACCACCATCAGCCAGCAATTTCATGCGTTGCGCCGAAGCTGTCGGAGCGCGCATTACAAACATCCCGGTAGACCTCAACACGCTGTGGTCACCGGACACCTGCCCGGTGCATCTGCTGCCTTATCTCGCCTGGGCATTTTCCGTTGACCGCTGGGATCGCAACTGGCCGGAAGAGACAAAGCGACAGGTTATTCGTGATGCATGGCTGATACACCGACACAAAGGGACCATCAGCGCACTGCGCCGGGCCATTGAGCCGCTGGGATACCTCATTCGCGTGTCTGAGTGGTGGGAGTTCGACGGCGAACCCGGAACATTCAAGGTTGATGTTGGCACGCTGGACAGTGGTGTGACCGAGGAAATGTATCTGGAAATGGAACGGCTGATTGCCGATGCCAAACCCGCAAGTCGCCACCTTATCGGCCTGAACATTATCCAGGACATTCCCGGCTATCTGTATACAGGCGGTGTGGTCTGTGATGGTGATGTTATTACTGTTTATCCCGGATAAGTGAGAAACAATGAGCACGAAATTTAAAACCGCTATCACTACTGCCGGAGCCGCGAAGCTGGCAGCCGCCACTGTCCCCGGCGGGAAAAAAGTAACTCTGTCTGCAATGGCCGTGGGTGACGGTAATGGCAAATTGCCGGTGCCGGATGCCGGTCAGACGAAACTGGTGCATGAGGTCTGGCGTCACGCTCTGAATAAAGTCAGCGTGGATAACAAGAATAAAAACTATATCGTGGCTGAACTGGTTGTACCGCCAGAAGTGGGCGGCTTCTGGATGCGTGAGCTGGGTCTGTATGACGATGCCGGAACACTGATTGCGGTCGCTAACATGGCGGAAAGCTATAAGCCTGAACTCGCTGAAGGCTCCGGGCGCGCGCAGACCTGCCGCATGGTTATTACTGTCAGCAACGTAGCGTCCGTTGAGCTGAGTATTGATGCCAGCACAGTGATGGCGACGCAGGATTACGTCGATGACAAAATCGCAGAGCATGAGCAATCCCGCCGCCATCCTGACGCCACGCTGACAGAAAAAGGTTTTACTCAGTTAAGTAGCGCAACAAACAGCACCAGTGAAGAGCTGGCGGCAACGCCAAAGGCAGTAAAAGCAGCCTATGACAATGCTGAAAAACGTATGCAGAAAGACCAGAACGGTGACGATATTCCAGATAAGGGCGCTTTTCTGGACAATGTTGGCGTTACCAGCCTGACGTTTATGAAAAACAATGGCGAAATGCCGCTTGATGCTGACTTGAATACATTTGGTCCCGTTAAGGCTTATCTTGGCGTCTGGTCTAAAGCTACATCCACTAACGCGACGGCTGCTAAAAATTTCCCTGAAGACGGTGCAGTCGGTGTACTGGAGGTATTCAATGGCGGTAATTTTGCAGGAATGCAGCGTTACACCACCAGAACAGGCAATGTTTATATGCGCAACCTTTCTGGCACATGGAATGGTTCAGACGGTCCGTGGAGTTACTGGCGTCAGGTTCAGTCTGCAACACGCCCCCTGAGCACAACCATTGACCTGAACACGCTCGGAGGCGCAGAGCATCTTGGTTTATGGCGAAACAGTAGTGGCTCAATCGCTTCATTTGACCGCAACTATCCGGAAGAAGGAAGTTATGGTCAGGGACTCCTTGAAGTTCTTGAAGGTGGTGGTTACTCGCGAACGCAGCGTTACACGACCCGCCGTGGAAATGTTTATGTTCGCTGTCTTTCGGCCTCGTGGGATGCAGAGAACCCACAATGGGAGCCGTGGTCAAGAGTGGGCTACCAGTCAGAAAGCCGTTATTACGACGGTGATTTGAATGATGTAACCTCACCAGGTATTTACAGCGTTACAGGTAAAGCGACCAATGGTCCAATACTGGACGGAAACGGCGTGACTGTACTCGGTATTCTGGAAGTGCTGAGGCGCTTTGATGGCGTTAACGTATGGCAACGTTATACAACCGCCGGAACAGGTGCAACCCTTAAAGGTCGCACGTTTGAGCGCGTTTATACCGGCAGCTCGTGGAGCGAATGGCGGGAAGTTTACACATCTTATTCACTTCCCCTGAATCTGGGTATCGGTGGCGCAGTGGCAAAACTCACCAGCCTGGACTGGCAGACCTACGATTTTGTGCCGGGCAGTCTGATAACCGTTCGGCTTGATAACATGACCAATATTCCCGACGGTATGGACTGGGGCGTCATTGATGGCAACCTGATAAACATCGCAGTTGGTCCGAGTGATGATTCTGGTACGGGGCGCTCAATGCATGTATGGCGCAGCACTGTAAGTAAAGCGAATTACCGCTTTTTTATGGTTCGCATTTCAGGAAATCCGGGAAGCCGCACGATTACGACAAGACGTGTGCCAATTATCGACGAAGCTCAGACATGGGCGGCGAAACAGACATTCAGCGGTGGTCTTTCAGGCGAACTATCCGGCAATGCTGCTACAGCAACAAAGCTGAAAACGGCAAGGACAATTAACGGCGTAAAATTTGACGGCTCGGCAAATATTGAAGCGTTTCCGCCAGGTGTTCCGCTGCCGTGGCCATCAGATACTGTGCCGTCTGGTTACGCCCTGATGCAGGGACAGACTTTTGACAAATCTGCATACCCGAAACTTGCAGCCGCTTATCCGTCAGGCGTGATCCCGGATATGCGTGGCTGGACAATCAAGGGCAAACCCGCCAGTGGTCGGGACGTATTGTCTCTGGAACAGGATGGCATTAAATCGCACACCCACAGCGCCAGCGCATCCAATACGGATTTGGGTACGAAAACCACATCTTCGTTTGATTACGGTACTAAATCAACGAATAACACAGGTGCACATACCCACAATGTATCTGGTACTGCAAATAGTGCTGGCGCACATACTCATACCGTTCCATTAAGGAGACCAAACAGTGGCGGTATGAATTTCGACTGGCTGGATGGTGCATCAAGTGGCACGGTGGTGGGGAATGGAACTGTGCCTTCTTCTGGCGCACATACCCACTCAGTATCAGGTACCGCTACAAGTGCTGGGGCACATGCACACACTGTTGGTATTGGCGCTCATACGCACTCTGTTGCGATTGGTTCACATGGACATACCATCACCGTTAACGCTGCTGGTAACGCGGAAAACACCGTTAAAAACATCGCATTTAATTATATTGTGAGGCTTGCATAATGGCATTCAGAATGAGTGAACAATCACGTACTGTAAAAATTTATAACCTGCTGGCCGGAACTAATGAGTTTATTGGTGAAGGTGACGCATATATTCCACCTCATACAGGGCTGCCAGCTAATTCTACAGATATCGCCCCACCGGAAATTCCTGCTGGCTTTGTGGCAATTTTTAACAGTGAAAATGAATCGTGGAATATTGTTGAAGACCATCGTGGTAAAACGGTCTATGACGTGGCATCGGGGGACGCGTTGTTTATTTCTGAACCCGGACCGCTACCAGAGAATGTCACCTGGTTGTCGCCAGCAGGGGAATATCAGAAGTGGGACGGCGTATCCTGGGTGAAGGATGAGGAAGCAGAAAAGCTGTTTCGGATACGGGAAGCGGAAGAGAAAAAGGCAAGGTTGATCCAGGAGGCAACAGATAACATCGCAATTCTGCAGGATGCAGTTAATCTTGAAATAGCAACAAACGAGGAAAATTCACAACTGGATTCCTGGAGAAAATACAGAGTATTAGTGAGTAGAATTGACACCAGTACAGCTCCGGATATCGTATGGCCAGAGCTGATGAATCAGGGTTATGTGCGGGAGGACGAGCAGATAACTTCAGACTGAAATTTAGTGATGAATGTTGAATCATCAGGAATATCATGCAATACCAATGCATGAGCACCTATTGTGACATTGTTTCCTATACGCACTTTGCCACCAAGAATGGTGGCATTACAACCAATGGTCACATTATGTCCTATAACAATATCCATATCATTAAAATCACCACGTAGCCCAATAGTTACCCCCGGTTTTATTGAACAATTTTCACCGATTGTTACTTTGTGACCGATAACAACACTGTTGAGATAAGAAATATCAAAGCCTTTCCCTATATTTACAGTTAAAGGGACTGTTACATTATATTTATCAAGAATGAGGTGATGCTGCCAACTTACTGATTTAGTGTATGATGGTGTTTTTGAGGTGCTCCAGTGGCTTCTGTTTCTATCAGCTGTCCCTCCTGTTCAGCTACTGACGGGGTGGTGCGTAACGGCAAAAGCACCGCCGGACATCAGCGCTATCTCTGCTCTCACTGCCGTAAAACATGGCAACTGC